TAAAAGAATCTTTTAAAACCAAACTTAAAGTAGACCCTCGAAATACACGACAGAAATATTATTCCCAAATTAGAGACAAAGTCAACCAATTGCATAGTATAGGACTGCTACATAACGATCTCAATTATGGTAATGTGATGATTGGAAATGACTCTAATCAAGTTTATTTGATTGATTATGGATTGGCAACACGATTAGACCATCCGACTTTGCAAGAACGAGAATTAGCATTAGTTGATCAATATTATGGATCTTCCCCATCCACAGTGATTTCGGTTGACTTAGGTAATCTGACAGAGAATGTTTCCGACATTTTAAAACAGTTTGGTACTACATTCGACGAAAGTTTTTTTGGTATCAATGACCAAATTACGGGTTATCATGACGAGTTCTTTATGAATCTGGGCATTGACCCAGACGTTTCTTGGAAACTAATTGCAGGCCCTTTCGTTTTAGTTGATGACCCCTTGGTGTCTTACCTAACATCAGAGTTAGAGAGTGATCATCAGACTATTAAGTTTTTGATTGAATTGACGGTTATGTTTGAGATCGCTAAATGGTTAGAACCTGGTCTGATAGATAAGGAGACACCTATTAATCCGGAAAATTTGCGAAACGCTTATGATACTTTATCAGAATCCTATCTATGGGTCTTCAACAAATATGTTGAAAATCATAATACCGAGACAGAAATAAAAGAAGAAATATCAATAACTAACAAAATTTTAGATGAGTTTGGGACTCCATTTTTTGAGGATTTGATAGAAAATTTAAAATACAAATTGGGGTATCCGATTTCAATACTAAGTAATAAATTAAAATCATCGGACATTGTAAAAATGATAATTATACATGATGTATTCCTAATATCAGAAGATGATTCAATACTAGCAGCAGAATTAGGTATTCCTATAGGTGAGTTTCATCAGAAATTCATTGATATAATCATTAGAATAATTGATGAACGGCTGAAACCTAAACAAATTTCTGATGAATTGGATGAAATTAGAAATAAATGTGATAATTTGGAATGGGAAATTAAAGATATGATTAATAGGGGTAGATCGGGTACAATTTTTATTGGATGTTATGGGAATAAATGTGATTATATTATAAAAATACAAAAACTTAGTGAAAAGAGTTTGAGAGAACTAAGTATCTCAATTTTAGCCGCAAATAATCAAATAGGCCCCAAAGTTTTTGATGCGTGGACATGTCATAAATATTTATTTATAGTTTTTGAGAGAATTAAAAAAACTGATTCAAAAATGACTCATGAAATGTACACTGATTTAGAAACTAAGCTTAAACGATTTCATAGTTTGGGATATGTACATTATGATTTAAATCCTGGTAATATATTGTTCAATGAAAATAATGAGCCGTTCATTATTGATTTTGGGATGTCACATAAACCAAAATCAGCTGATAAATTTGCTGAAGACCTTGAACGATTGAGAAATTATCTACCAAAATAATCAATATTTATTGATTGTTGGTAGAATGCATCGTATTTACCAACGAACTAATTTCGAAAGACCATATCATATATGGGATATAAATTCCTAAAATATCGCAACTGTTCTTAACCTATCGAACACCTTCCCTTTTCTTATCTATCTTAGCCCTACCATTCATTAGTCTTAATTAGATACAATGATAGTATCTAAGAGTTCCCTAGAGAATGCAGAAATTACTCAACTCTCTTTTCTTATAGGAAAACAATAAAATCATAATATTACTGTTAATATGATTTCATTGTAGATCACTCTATTTCTAGACTTAAAATATCACTATTATTTAGTGGTGACCATAACCATATTCCTCATCACAACAGCTCTTGTGAGGATGGTAAACAGTGTATTGTTTCTTGGGAAGACAACAGCGAGGGGCACGGTAGTCTACATATTTACAAGCAGCGTCACAAACCCACCTGTCACCAGCGGTGCTGGGAGTGGTGTATTGTTGGTTATACCAAACGGCAGCGGCACGTACATGAGGGTTACTCAAGGGAACGCCACATGGATTAAGGGGAGCACAACGGGTACGAATTCCACAGTCAAAGAGTTGGTATGGCATTTTTTGGATATATAACATAGCATTATTTTTGAATTTGAATCTTGGAAATTTAAACACCAAACTTCCCCAAAAAACCTAAAATCAAGAACGAATTTTTTTCTTAACTTTGGTTCTAATCTAAAAATCTAATAACGATTGACATCTCGACCTCGATCAAAATTTACTTGGAACTCAGCAATTTTTGTTGGTAATATATCCAAATATTTGATGTTTTTGCCATCTAAATAGACATCTGCCAAAAAACCAAGATCGTTTCTATAATAAGGATCAACAGTATAATCATTCACAAAGTCACCAAAGCTATAGAAAATAATACCACTTTTCATTCTTTTGGCACTAGTATAAATTTCAATTGGTAGGATATGGTGTGGAGAATGACCATGAATAATATCAGCACCACTATCTATTAGTGATCTATAAAACTTTTTGATCTTATCAGAAATTCGATCTACATAATTTGGCTGCATATGACACGAAACAATAACTAAATCCGATTTCCTACGTGCACTAGATATAACCCTTAAAGCCTCATTCCACTCCTCTCGTTCGATATCTATGTACCAAATACCTTGCTTGGAACTTCTCTTTCTGGCATCCCAAGAAGAATAATGATCAGCCATCGAAAAAATATAAACCGAAAGGCCGTTAATATTTAGAATAGCCGGTTTTTTACAAGATTTGGGAGTACCATAACCAGACCATTGTATATCAACTTGTTCTAGGTTAGCTATAGTATCTAGTGCACCATTTTCACGAAAATCTAATATGTGGTTATTAGCTAGACTAACATAGTCGATACCAGAAACCTGGAGAATGGATAAATATTTGGGATGCAATTTATAGTTAAACGTTTTAGGTAACTTTTTAGTGCTTTTGGTTATGGTTGTCTCGAGATTCCCAATAGTCAAATCGGAAGATTGAAGATGTGCTAAAGTATCACCCCAGATATTAAAATCTTGTTCAAGTACTTGATTAAAACTGCGCCCAATCATAACGTCACCAACCAATGTAATTCTTGTTAGTGACATTGCTATTTCTATAATTATTACTAACTCTTGTATTTTCGGAATGTAAGATTATATCTTACTCCTAGCAGTCTTTTCTTTGGGATAGAATGAACATAATAATGTTGCACCATAATTAAGAGACATAATATTAAAATCTGTAGTTTTGCCAGAAATTTTATGCTTTATTTTGAATTTACGGGATTCCCCTATGGAAAGGGATGCAATTGTCGGATCTGGTTCACAATCATCGTGCCAGCCCACTGACTTTGATCCATCTTTATATTTGTTTATTAAACAAGCGTTGAACAAAGAAAAACTAGAAACATCTGAATTAGGTTCGTTTATATTTGTATCATATATATAGTAGTCATTGAATGTTTTTTCAATTCTCTTTCTGATCGGATCAATCAGTTTATCAGATTCAATTTTCTATTAGAATTTCTATCTTCTCTTTGCAACACCGGATCCAACCATGAAGTTTCTCTTGGCTGATGTAAAATTTTATCTGTTGGGCAATAAACACGTTATTATTTTCAAGATGATCGAATAGTGTTTGACATACCTCTAGTGTCAAAAATTGCGGGTAACAAAAACATTTACAATTATCATCTAATTCAATTTTCTATATAATGTTATAAAACTTGCTTATAATATGTAATCATTTTTTATAATCGAGTTCTATAAGAACTAATACTATTCATCACGATAATATCATCATTCCCTTACATAAGCTCTTAGCGACGAAGACATTGTCTTGCAAGTAACTAATAGTCCAGTCTCTTAATAATATAATTATAAGGGCAAGATTAAAACTAAAACTGAAATGGTGATGGGATCGTCACTCCTCCAAATGATATAGTATTTTGTGTTTGTTCTGCGTTCTGACCCTGATTGATCTTGGTTGTATCCTTATTTTGTGTTTCATCGGCCTTGGTCGTATTAGTATTTGTTACCTGATTTGGCTTTTTGGTGATAACGGTACCAGAAATACGACTGGGACATGGAGTAATGTTAGACGGACCTTTGGATTTCAATCGGCATATTTGTTCTTGGATATCGTAAGTCCAACTTTGACATTCGGTGTCATTTTGACAAGCGAAACAACACTCCTTGGCAGTATCTTTTTTACTCGAATGATAAGTATTGCCATAATAATCAGTGTCTTTCTCAACCTTACAAACACTATTTATATCAGGCTCCCCATTTTCATCAATACCTGTGTCATTTCTCACCACATTTGCTCCATCTAGACCAACCAAGGCATCATCACAAAAAAGAATAACGTCTGGTAAGCTATTTTCACCCCCTTTCATAAATTTTAATGGTATTTGTGGAGTGGGTTTGGCGAAAAGATAGAGTACTAAAATAATAAATGCCAGGCTTATTATCTGAAAATAATTTTCCATATCTTGAATAACAAAGAACTATATCAATCTGAATTATTTTCAGTATCATATTATATAGATACATTCTATCCTAGGATACTTCCATCATGATCGTGTTGTTGATGTATTAAAATCGATTCATTAAATGGAACAAGACCAATACTAGTTGGTACACTCTCGGGTTCTTGGTAATCTAATTTTTTCGTTAGGGTATCTACTAAATCTTTATCAAATTTTATATTATGTCCATTGAGTTTTTGGCAACCCAACATAAAATCGACTGCAACAATTGGGTTTTCCAAGATATTGTCACGAATATAACCAAACTGACCTATCAATGCTTCTAATTCTCTTTCAGTTGAACTTTTAAAAACCGGAGTATCGCTTCTAGAATGGGTTATATCTCTATTTTTCTGTAAACTTTCTTCTAATTGAGCAAAAATCAAAATAGATTCTGCTCGAATTTTATCAAGTTGAAGTCCTTTTTCAAAACGATTTTCGATGTTAATTGTTTCTCGTTCTTTTATCAATTCATCTAGGTCATTTGTTCTAGATTGCAACATTTTTTCAAAACCCTCAGTCTTTTCCCCAATATCCCAATTATTCAAGAAATCTTTATTAAACTTTTCTATATCAAATTCAGAATCACTCATACGATCCACTTTTTTGGGACATTCGGCATATTCACTTTTCATATTTTCGAATGTGCTCTGTAAGAGTTTAGTATACTCTTCTCGTAAATTACTGTCACTTAAAACCTGATAAGCCAATTTAATCTTTTCATAAAGTTTAGTGTTAGTTACTCGCTCTTGTTCATCTTTCGCTTTATCTGGATGATACAAACGAGTTAATTCTCTATAACGGGAACGTATTTCACCAGTAGAAGCGCTTGTTGAAATCCCTAGAAGTTGATAAAAATCAAAATCACAACCAATAATCATACTAGAACCACAACCCATTACATTTCCACCACTTTCTATATTGGACATTTACTATGGTATATAATATTAAATATTCAATTCCTCTTAAGCTAAGAGGACTAATTGAATATTTAGTTTCAACCCAAACAAAGCGAATATATCTAAACAGAAAAACAGAGGTACATTAATCTTTCTTATTCAGAAAGATTAAGAAATCCTCATAATTAACCCATTATTATGCTTAGTTAGCAACGGGAGCAGCCACTGCTTGGCGAGCAGTCTTTCCACGTGGCTTGGTAGCAGGACGAGTAACGGGAGCAACAACTGGCTTGGTGGCAATCTGAGGAGCAGTCTGACCATCCTCAACAGCTACACTCTCAGTGGTCTCCTCAACTGCAGTCTCGGTACTGGCCTTGTCCTGAGGAACGGGCTTACCCTCGGCAATGAGACGAGCCTTTGCCCACTCCTGCCACTCGGCATAATGGCCGTGCTCGTTGGCCCATTCCTTAAGGCGCTTATTAACTTCAAAACGACCCATGTTGGGGTTGGCGGTCTCAATGGACTGAAGATGAGTCTGGAACTCAGGATAGGCACGGCAACCATTGGCATTACTAGTCCATACCGCCTGCCAATTAGTCCTAGGTGGAGCATTAGGGTCACGGTTCTGGACACGACGCTGCTTCTTAGTAGTCTTACCGGTAAAGTGCTGTTGCAATTCGGATTCCCAATTGCAGAGCATAGCATTAACCATGGTTACAGTATCAGCATCGGCGTTTTTGGACTGGAGTTCTTGGACGAAACGAGTTACAAGATGAGTGTAGGTAGACATTGAATGGGGTTTGTGGGTATAGTAGATATAACTCTTTTCTCCTTAAGAGAAAACTTGTCAATTTTTTTTCGTTATTATTTTTTTTATTGGATAGGAAACCTTTACTGTCCCGTTAATCCGAGAGTTCACATCATCCAATATAATACTATAATTACACTATAATAGTCTAAATTAGTAGACTATTTTACCGTCTTTCAAACTTTTTATTATTTTTATTATTGATGTATTGTATTTTTAGTTAGAAACTACATAATAATCTTTCTTTGGAGCCAATTGACTTGGACGTAATGCATTCTGACCAAATACAAAATCAATCTCGCCTGAAGGACAATCGTTAAACGCAAAAGTAGCTAAAACATTACAAGGAGGTCGAATATAATTAGGAATATAGTGACGAGAGTGAATGATTTTTGGTAAATAGTGCGGATTAAAATAATCGTTGTTTGACATTATCCTTATATAAATAAGAAAAAAACATCAACCAAGAGTTTGTTCTAAATTCGAACTAAGATAACGCTTAAACTTGGGTTTAAGGTTATCGCTTTATTATATTATCATATACTAATTACTAATGACCCAAACCAAAACAATATCAGGTGATATAGAATCAGTAGTTAGAGAATTATTTAGTGGTAATCCTCCACCAGAAGGAAGATATCAGTTATTACCAGAAGATGCTAATGGGGATTTGGGTCTGGTTTTTGAGATCCTAATTACTGTTCTCTTAGAAGCATTAGTCTTTTTAAACGATGGCACTCTAGATCTAGAAAGTTCTGGAACAGATCTGTTAGACAAAGTATTTAACCAGTTGAAACCCTATTTTGAATCAATCAAATACAAACTCATAGTTGAATCAAAGACATTATTATGCGATGCTAATGATACAGTGATTAATATGCTCTCACCTTATCGTTACTGTAAAGTGCTAATTGCTTCAATGAATCGTGAATATTTTAGAGAGAAAAAACTCAATAAAGAGTACACTTTTTTGTTGAATCCAGTTTCAATTGAAAGAGAAAGATTGGATGAATATTATGCATTATTCGTAATAGGTCATAAAGCTTATAAACTCAGATTTGAATCTAACTATTAGCTAACAATTTTCTACGCTGATATGTCATATATAGTAACGTTACTATATATGACATGTAACTATGAGTACATAAATCACCCAACCAAAAATTTGGACAGGTAAAAGTTGTTTTCTTTTTGGTAATGTTAATATTTGGTTGCAAGAGTTGCTGGGAATTGTCTAGTTTCGACCAATTGACTCAAAAATTCCTCGTCGGTCTTTAGCAAATCTAACATAATTTTATTTAGTTTATTTAGGTTGTGTGTAGTATTTTCTTTGATGATATTGGTAATCGTCCTCTTAATTTTATTTTTTTCACTGATTTTAGTGTCACGTTTCAAATCCCGGTAAATTTTACCATAATGTTCGGCAAGATAATACTCATTGTTCTCTTTTACATTATATCCCAGAATTACTTCATCACTTTGACTACAAACAACTGCATCCAAATCAAATGTACTAATAAATTTATAATAAACATCTAAATGATCGCGCATAGCAAAACGATTTTTTTTGCTGTCAGTTCCATGTAAATTTTTGATTAGATATAGTTCATAACTATCTAAGAAATAACTTTTAAGCAGTCTGATCACTTCTTTTATTCCTATTTCTTCTAAATAACTATCCCATTTACCACAGCTCAATATTTTAACTCGGTTTAGTGTTTTGTCAAATAGAATATTGAATTGGTTTAGGTCGTTATCTTCCATTTTGGTGGCACCATCTACAAGTTTCAATAGACCTTCATGATTCAGGCAGTATCCACCTTTGAATCCATCTTGTTCTAAGCGTTCTAATCTATATTGGAAATCTTGTTCTAGTCGGTCTTCAAAATCTATTTGTCTAATTCCTTGGTGATCAGTGATCATTTTGACTTTTTCCAGAGATTCCATATTAGAAACCACAGCGTTAATTGTATTGTAATTGTTAAACGTTTGGCTCAACCTAGGACATACAGGCCCAGATGGAGCATGATTATTTTGAGGGGCAACCGGTTCTTCTGGTTTAGGAACATACACGTGATTATCCAATACATGATCTATAATTTCGGGATTAAGTATAATTCCTGTTTTTCCTGGGCAAGGTCTAATGGACTCTAGAAGATGCCTTTTCATCATCCATCTTTTGGTACATGAGTATAAACAACGAGGACACACATAAAGGTTTGATGGATTGGGCATTCCTTTTTATATAATAATATCTTATAAGTTAACCTTAAGTTAATCGAATGTTAATTAAATGTTAAAAATATTCAATTATATAATTAACTTTCAGTTTGCATCATAAACAGTATATCTTAATAGATATATAATACTAATATCATGTATGTGAATTCTATTATGTTGCTTATTTGTGTAGTCTTTGTTACAATATGTTGCTTGATCTGAAATTTAGTGATATATATGTTGCATGATTCGCCGAAACTTTAGGATTCACAAATTTCGAAAGAAAAATTTTCTAATTATGGGACAAAACTTTAGAAGTATAATTTTTGAGAGAGTCAGTCTTGATCTGAGCATAATACAAAAATTCTCTGTTACCTTAATAGTAATATGTTATAGTGTCAATACTAATATCATGTATGCGAATTCTATTATGTTGCTTATTTGTGTAGTCTTTGTTACAATATGTTGCTTGATTTACAAATTTAGTGATATATATGTTGCATGATCCACCGAAAATTCAGGATTCAGAAATTTCAAAAGAAAAATTTTTCTAATTATGGGACAAAACTTTAGAAGCATAATTTTTGAGAGAGGATGGCACTCCGTCTCGGTTAACTTTGGATATTCAAATATTACTATGCGCTCAATAGAATAGATAGCTCTATTTCAGAGATCCTTTAAGTAGATCCCATATTGATAAATCATACATGTTTATGATAATGGTCTATTGTCCGCTCCAATTTCATAAAAGAAAATTTATCTCCATATTGTTTTTAATGTTATGTAT